GGTGTCTCGTTGTGTTGCGCGAGGTCATGTATCGTTCCCGATACGAGATCCCCGCCGAGCGCCAGCACCAGTCCTTCGATTTCCACGCCAGCTACATAGTCCCGTGAGAGTTCAACGACTTTCTCAGCGAACTGACGTAGCCTGAGTTCACCGATCCGACGGTCATACTTGTTCAACCCGTTTTCTTCGAACTTGATGACCTCATCGAAATGGCAGTCGGAGAGCATGGCGACAATCGTTGCCGCCGACCGTTTCGTCTGCTTCGGCGTCAACCATTTCGGCGGGTCCAACCCGGCGGCCAGTTCATAGGTGTCTACCCGGATGGTCAGATCGTCCCGCTCCGATGTGAGCGTTTTGACCTGTTCACGGGCGACAGCCAACTCGGCTTTCGCTTTGACCGCCTGGTTTTCCAACCGGCCCATGCGCCCGGTCAGCGCGGTGAGTTCAACGAACTCGTCTAGGGATTCAGTCAACAGTCTGCTGCTTGTAGCGTTCTGTTACCAAGGTTTGACATTTCCCGGCGGTGGCGTCCTTGTACCCGATCTGGTTCAACCAGTCGGCAATCACTTTCGCCCCGGCGTTGGAAGCCATGATCTGCGCCTTGATGTTCTCAGGGAGTTTGTCGCTCCACCGTTCACCGCCAGCGTTGCGCTTCGTAGCCGTGAACTCTGCGAGGCTTACGGCACCGTCAGCATCCGACACAGAAGGATGCCTTCCCAGAAAGACCCGTCGTCCGAATACCGGATCGGAGACATTTCAATATCTTCAACGGTGACAGTCTCAGACCTGTCTCCTTCTTGGAAGGTGACAGCCTGTGCGGAGGTAACCAGGTCGCGCAGATGCAGATATTCTACCTGAGAATCAACCCCGGATGGGGCACCCGCACCAAAACTGGTGGAAACACGGCTCTGAATGACCAGTGGGGCAATGATTTCTTCTACCCTCTTTGGCTGCGGCCGGGCGTGAACAGACCAGCGTTCCAACGTGGGTCCAACCGTCGTGTCCGTGCCCCGAGCCAAAGTGACTGTGACGGTGAAGGTTTCCGACGCCGGATCAGACGCCGTGTAGGCAGTCTCCGCTCCGGTCCCGGTCAACACCATCGCTGTCGAGTTGTTTTCCTCATCGACCAGAGTGAGAGTCGTTGTCCCATTGGTGCCCGGGCCTAAACCCCGGTAGTTGGTGTCGCCGTCTGCGTAGTCGAGGCCGGCCGTCCGGTAGTCGATACCGGCCCCGGCCAACCCAGCGGTTGACTTGTCGAACCGGCCGGACACGGCACGGGTCACCTTCTGCGCCGAAGTGCCGAACGTGACCACCCCGGAAACCAGTTCCGCGCTAGCTGAAAGAACCCCGGCGGTTGATTCCCCGTAAAGCTCCCCGTTGCTGTCGGTGAACAGCACTTTGTTCTCGAACACTTCGATACTGGTGACGTTGCCGTAAGAGTCAGAGTCGTGGGCGAGGAACCGGCAGTAGGCAGGAACCAGAGTATCCACGAAGATCGTCAGATCAGCCTTCCAGGTATCACCGTTAGAGGTGCCCCAGTAGGCGTACTGGCCGGAGATCCTCGTTGAGTGGGCTTTCCCGCCGTCGTCTATCACCGGGCCGAAGGTCACGGACTGCTGGTCGTTGGTGTTGATAACCCCGAAGCGGACACCAGAAGAAGTACCAACCACCATCAGTTCCCCGAAGGTGTCTATCGAGAACGGCCCGGAGAATGTTTCACCGACCGGTAGGACACCGGCTGGCACCGGGTGGGCGAGCGAACCGTCGGTCGCTGACACGCCTATCGCGTACAGGATGCCTTGCCCGTTGTCGTTGTAAGCAGCGTAAAGGGCTTGCGGGCCGCCTTTGATAGCCACACAGGTTCCAGCCAGGGTCTTGTCGAAGGTCAAAACCGTGCCAGACGAGTTGAGTTCCACGATGCGGGCACCGTCAGAAGACAACAGTCGGCCGTTGGCGTACTCGATGACATCGCCGGCGAACGATCCGATGGTTGAAGCGGTCGTCGTGTTGGACACGGTGGCCTTCTTCACGGCTGACCCAATCGTGGCGTACACGCTGGTCCCATCGGAAGTCCAGTCGGTGATCGTGCCACCCATCGGGGTGACAACAAAAACCGGGGCTGCTGTGCCGTTCGGGTTCGTGTGATATTTCAGGTCCGACCCGTCCGAGTAGTAGAAGACATCGGCGTTGACGAGCCGGGCGTACAGGTTCGAGTTCGACCCGGATACTTTGGCTTCCAACGCCTTGCACATCGTCAACCGGCCCTTGGTGAAGATGTCGATGTTCTTCGAGGTGTAGAACCTGCGGCGGTCAGAGTCAGCCAGGTCGTAATGTTCCTGGCCAGCACCGTGCGACCAGTCGGTTTGTGAGCGTGTCCACTGGCCGACGTTGGACAGCGTGTTCTCACCAACGTCTTCGCTGGTGTCCCGCTGCTCCTTCTGCGCCGGGGTGGTGCGACGGCGATACGAGTTGTAGTCAACTAGGTATCCACGGCCGTCAATCGAAATGTCGTACTGCGGTGTAACCGCCATCGGCTACTCCCCGCTACGAAGCCACTGGGTCGGGTAAAGCTGCGAAAGCCGGGCTTTCTCCGCTTCGATCCTCTCCTGGCGTCGGAACCGCAGGTCGCGTATAGACGCTGAGATGGCCCCCGATGGGACTTCTTCGGAGCGTCTGACCGGTGCTTGCGTGGTGATCGACTCGCGGGCTATCGGCTTGAACGTCATCAGCACCATCGCCGCCCCGATGGGGGGCAGGTCGTATGCCTGCGTGTGCAGGCCCGTGTCGGTCAACGCTGTGGTGGTCAAGGGCAGGGTGGCGAACGGTGCCTTGTATTCGACCCGCACCGTCTGACCGGAAGTGGGTTCATCAGCTAGCACCAGGGCTACCCCGGATGCGAATGTTGAAGTGTCCCGGTTGCGGCGCAGCGACCAGCGGCGAACCTCAGGTTCAGACTTGTCCGAAGATTCGTCGGTGAACGTCACCCGGTGTACCGCTAGGACATCTGAGGCGAGGTTGTAGCCCTGTGTGGCTGCCGAATAGGTGAACGTGGCGGTCTTCACCTGATACAAGCCTTTGGCTGACAGGTCGTTCAGGTCGTCGTTGAGGGCGTCGAGGATCATGTGCGTCGGGTACTGCGGGTTGGATCGGATAATCGAATCGTCAGCGTGGCTGGAAGCAGCAGTAGACGACGCGTAGCCGCGCATCACCGTCACGTTCTGCCCGCTGACAGAAGTCACATACATCAGTTCGGTGCCGATCTCGATGATCGACCCAGCGGTTATCGGCCCGGGCGAGAACTCGACAGCGAACGTCGCCGTGTCGGCAGCAGAAATCTCCCCATCCAACCTGTTCAACGATTCCACGGTGCCCGACAACAACAGATCCCGGGTCCGGTCAATCCATGTTTGTGCCGTCATCCGTCAACCTTCGCCTCTGCAAGCAACTTCTCTGTGGCCTTCCGCGACTTCTTGTTCTTCACGACATGACCAGCTTCTACTTCCATCCTAGTCTCAGCGGTCTTCTCCAAATCCGCTGAGTCACGGATACCTGTGGGTTGAAGCCCATCATCCCGCAGCCTCTTGTACGCGTCCCTGTCTTTCTCCAACTTGTTCCAGGCTTTCTTCTCGCCGGCAGCGCCGCTGCGGGTGACCATCGCAGACGGGGCGACCATCAAAGACCGGGCCTTCTCAGCGAACGCAGCGCGTTCCTCCGGGGTGGCGTCCCACACGAACCGGCCATCGACATAACGGAGTTCGCTCACTATTTGACCTCTACATCCACGGTGTTGCCAGCGGCTACCAGCAGCGCCGCTTCGGTTTCAGACAGGTCGTCGGGATAGTTGTGCCCGCCGTACAAGGTGCGGGTGATGGTCGCTATGTCCGCTTCGGTCATCGGTTGGGTGGTGGTAACCGTGGTGTCCGACAGAATCCAGACGTTGCCGCCTTTGGCCCGTGGAGCGTAGAAGCGGGCCAGCCGGTTCTTCGCAGCGTGAGGCTGGTAGTCCGTTTCACCTTTCGCCAGGTTGGGAAGCGTGTCGGTTGTCGGGGATGTGAACAGTTCTGTTATGTCTGTGAACGATGAGAGGGCGCTGGTCGCTGCGACGACAGACGGGGTGGTTGTGGCCCCCCCCGTGGTTGTCGGTGCAGGCACCGCACCGGTTCCGGCAACCGTGCTGGGTGAAGCAGTAGCCCCACCGGTAGCGACACCACCGGGCACAGCCCCAATGCCAGCAACCGTGCCGGGTGTCAGGACAGCACCCGTTGAGAAGGCCGGTGCGGGTACGGCACCGGTTCCGGCAACCGTGGCAGCGGTGACCGTAGCCCCGCCGCTGACCGTGGCCCCGGGCACCGCACCGACGCCGGCAACCGCCGACGGGGAAAGAACAACCCCGGTGGAAAGCGACGGTGCCGGGACTGCTGCCGTGGCAGCGACCACACCAGCGTTGACATTGAAAATGCTCAGAACGGTGACCGACGGGACAGCGCCGATAGCAGCAACCGTGGACGGGGTGACCGTTACATCAAACGCCCCCCGGTAGGTGACCCCGGACGCCTGGTAGTCGATGCCCGACTGGCGGTAATCGTGGGCCATGTCAGCCCCTAAACATCTTGTTGTAGGTGACCGGGCCGACCACGCCGTCAGGTTTCAACCCGTTCTCACCTTGCCAGCGGCACACATGATGTCTCGTCAGCCAGTCGTAGGAGCCTGTCAGGGGCACGCCAACGGCTGCCTGCACCCATTTGACCAGAGGTGCCTTGGAACGCGGCCAGCGGAGCCTCAGCGTCCTTGTGAAAGCAGGTGGGATCAGCTTCGGTATCTTCCCGGCTTCTACAAGTGGGTGCATCTCATCCAACTTGGCGTAAGCCGACTGGCCCGGACAATCCTTGTTCGCTACATCCCGGTGGCCTCGCAGTTTGAAATCAGAAACAATGAACCCTTGTTCGACCCCGTGTTCGATGAGGTCTTTGATTGCTTTGACCGCTGCCGCAGAAATCTCTTGCCGGGTAGTGTCCCCGATCACACAGATCGCATACGACCGGTGGTTCCAATGCTTTGTCGCACCGGGACGGTTGAACCATCCACGCCCCTCGTAGACCCGGCCTGATTCGACCCCAACGAGAAAAGAATAAGCGAGGTCAGCCCAGCCTTTTCCGAAATGGTATCTCTGGTAGGCCCTGACGATCCGGGCCTCACCCTCCTGGGAATGGTCTTCTAAGAGGGTTGCCCCGTGGTGAATGAACACATGGTCAACTGGACGCTTCTGTCTGGTTGTCCAACGAGGTGCCTTCGCATCCCAATCGGTACGGGAGATAGGCCACACGACTAGCCTCTCTGTTCCGCATGCCACTCCAAGTGACGGTGCTGCCACTCACGCACAGAACGAATATCTTTGCTGATTTCGGAGATGTCAGTGCCGATGGCGTCGAGTCGAACCTGGTTCGCCGCGTGCTGCGCCGTGTTCTCACGGCGATACTTGGATGCGACTACCGCGAAGACGCCGCTTATGAGAGCGGCAGCTACCAGTCCTGCGAAGCCGATCCATTCCATTTATTCGGCCGCTTCTTCAAGCGCCGCCAAGCGGGCATCCTCGATCACCTGGTCGGGCGGGTTGAACGGCCACACAACCTCAGACACACGACTGTACACCGACGGCAGATCCCTGAGAGCCTGACGGTATGTAGCCCATTCCTCAGCGGTGTGGTCACCCAAAGCAGCGTCCCCGACCTGTGTCCAGTCCGTGGAGCGCAACAGGCCGTCACGCTGGGAGCGGACCATGCTCATGTCCAGATCAGCGGCTTCAGCCTGTGCGGCCGACTCGTCCAGTTCTGACTGCGTGAGTTCTATGTATTGGCCGTTTACGACCTTGTATCTTGGTTCTGGCATGATTGCGCCTCCTAAGCGCCTGTGATTCCGTATAAAGTAACGGTCGAATACTGCATCAGATCGTCGCCAGTCTCTTTGATGCCTACAGCGTCCACGGCAGACGTTGACTGCCACAGCCCAGCAGCGACCCTCAGGAACCATTCGCCGTCAACCGCCGAGGCGTTCTCAGCGGTGCTGGTACAGATCGCCTGCTTGTAGTCGGACGAGGTGTAGTGCGGAATCCAGATTTTGACCGTGCCGAACGAGTTTGCGGTTGCCGAGTCGGCGCTGACGTAGATGTAGTCGATGGAGTCCTGACTCGTTAGCCGAGCAGAGGTGGGCGTGGCCGAGTTTGTATGCAGCACCGTCTGGGAGTAGTTGGTGCCCGTGTCCAGACTGCCGTTACCCATCTGTAGGTCAACCTTGTCGTAGTCGGCAGACTTCGATGAGCGGATCGACGCAACAATCAGCAGATGGTCATAGGACGACGGGATAGAGGTCTTGCTCCACGAAGCGGCGGTCCCAGTGCCAGATGGTGCCCATGTCGAAGCGCCAAGTTCTTGGTGGTCGATAACCGTGAAAGCAGCCATCAGGAGGACTTCAATCCGTAGAGGGTGAACTCAGAACCACGGGCGAAGTCATCATAAGTCGTCAAAGCGATC